CAGGGCTCGACCATATACTAGCTGCTAAAGCAAAGCAACAGTACACTATCGATTGGATAGGAAACACGGTAGCATTTCCCTGCGGCGCATATTTGCGCAGCATGGCATATGTTTTTGTGTACCTACTGTCCACAATATATTGTGAACGAGACGCGGAAAGAGCCTCAAGAAGGCGGGGTGCCTTCCTAAAAACTCTTTCAACGGTCCAACACGATAACCTGTCAGAGGCGTTACTAAGGTCAACGGTTGCTATACCGGAGTCCAGAGATGCTCTGACTGCCAAGTCACGACTAAGTGACTGATCAGCTATTGCAATACAAGACTGCAATAGCCCAGACTCAATCTGTTTTCGGATGAACCTTCTCAGGCCACCCTGAACAAATTGATTGGCGGTCGGCTCAGACGCTATTAGCCTCGGCTTCTCCTGTGTCTTATTAACAGGAATCAGCCTAGCAGGTAGCGTTCGCAGGCTTCCCGTAACTCCAGCGGAATACCAATGTTCATACTCGAAAGTACGGACATTGGCACTCGCGTGGTAGTCACGAGGAAAAACTCTCTCGAGTTGCTGAGACCAAGTTGGAAAGACATACTTGTCCATTCCGCATTTTGAATCAGCCACTGCTCCAGGTCCATGGTTCCCAACGACGGTGTCAGGATTGAACTCGTGGAATCTCCGCATGATCTGATCACAAACTCTTTGTGTGAGTCGGACCAAACTACGCGGACATTCTGAGTCTGAGCCAAAAAGTTCGGGCTCACACTTGTCCAATACTGAAGCGTCTTCGAGGCAGCTTGATGAGCCAAAGGGCTCACCAGAATGCCAAGAATCAGACCCAGACCGCAAACTGCGGTCCAGACTGAAAAACGCCTTACATTCATGGAAGATTTTCTCCTCTGAACAAGGCACTTGTACCTTCTTATAGAGGAGGAGAACCTGACGAAGGGCTTTCACAGCCCCAATGTCGGGATCACTCTTCCACACTCGACCGTCGTGGTTGAACACCTTCTTGAAGGTGGAATTCATGAACTCAGGGAGGCCATCTCGGGTTTTGCCCAAGATCGCTAACTCACTGACGTTCATGTACCCTCGCGAAAGCGCATAGTCAAGTGACTTAGCGCACTTTGGGAAGTCGATGAA